GTTGCCGATGGCGCGCCAACGTTACTGCCGATAAGTACGTTGCCAGCGCCAGTCGTGAGGTTGTTTGCGGTGCCATGGTATGTCGATGAGTCACCGATCAGAATGTTGTTGGAGCCTGTCGTCAGGTCGACGCCGCTGTTGTAGCCCACAGCTATGTTGTTGCCACCCGTCACTTTCGTAAGAGCACTATAACCAACGCCTACACAAGAACTGGTATCACCTGAATTACCTGCCCCAAATCCAAAAAATGAGCTTGAGGTGCCGTGAACGAGACCGTTTCCTGCCCCACCCCCAACAGCTGTATTGCTGCCGCCGTCGATGAGAGCAGCCATGGCGGTGTTACCAATCGCAACGTTGCTGCTGCCGGTCGTGTTGGCACGAAGAGCGCTATATCCAACAGAGACGTTGCTGGCGCCGGTTGTGTTATTCTGCGCAGTGAGGCCGCCTACTGCGGTGTTATTGGCACCCGTAGTAGACAAATTCAACGAGTCAAACCCGATGGCGACGTTGTAGTTGGCATTGGCGACGCCCAGCGCGTTTGCTCCGATCGCCACTGAATAGTTCGACGTGTTGGAGCCGGTGCCCATCGCGCCGTCCCCCATGGCGATATTTTGCGTGCCGGTCGTGTTTCCTTGTCCCGCCGAGCTGCCTATAGCTATGTTGTTGCTTCCAGTCGTATTAGATGCGCCTGCTGATGTTCCGATTCCAATATTACTGCTACCGTTGTTGCTCGCCAACGCCGACTGCCCAATCGCTATTGAGCTGGCCGGTGCGACAGCAGCAGCCCCAGACATCGCATTATATCCGACGGCGACGTTGAATTGGCCGGTCGTATTGCTAGCTAACGACAAATAACCAAGAGCAGTGTTATATCCACCAGTCGTGATTGCTGTCCCTGCGCTGTCGCCGAGACCGATGTTGCCGTTGGCATTGTTGTTCGCCAACGTCGCACTACCAATCGCTATCGAGTGGGTTGGTGCTGTGGCTCCAGCACCACTCATCGCGTTATACCCAATTGCTACATTATTCGCGCCGGTAACATTGTTCAGCATAGCAGTGTAGCCAATGGCAGTGTTGTAGGCAGCGTTGAGGTTCATCAACGCCTGGTAGCCGACCGCTACTGAAAAGGTTGGTGCTGTGGCGCCGCTAGCTCCCATCGCGTTGTACCCGATGGCGATGTTCCCGGAACCCGTGCCGGTGAAGTTGGCTAGAGCGTTCTGACCTATCGCCACTGAATAATTTGCGGTGGTGGAAGCGTTGAGGGCGCCGTAGCCGATAGCGACGCTGTTACTCCCGGTCGTGTTGGCGTTGAGGGCGTTGTAGCCGATAGCTACGCTGCTGACGGCCGTTGTACTGGAATTCATCGCATTATAGCCAATGGCTACGTTACCGCTGCCATTGCTGTTCTGCAGTGCGCCGTACCCGATCCCCACCGCATTGATCGGATTCGTGGACCCCGATCCGCTAAAGGTGTTGGCACCAATCGCCACCACGCTGCCAGCGCTCGTTGAGTGGTTCATCGCGTTATAGCCGATGGCGATCGACCAATTGCCTGAGCTGCTGCTTTGGAGTGTCCCAGTCCCGATTGCTATTTGATACCCTCCAGTCGTATTGGCAGTCAGAGCAGAAACGCCAATGGCAATGTTATTGATCCCCGTCGTAAGAGCGTTCAACGCCGTGTATCCGACACCGACGTTGCTTGCACCGGTCCCCGTCAGGTTGCCGGAATTACCAAGAAACCAGCTATGGCTCGTGGTATTTGCAATAACTGCATTTATCCCGTTGTAGAGATACGCGTTCCCCGCCGTGACATTCGGATTTCCGGCGCTGATCGTGAAATTCGCTGCCTCGCCTATGATCCCGGCGTTGTCGTAGACAACCGCGCCGCTCGTGCCGCCGCCGATCGGCGTAGTGCCAATCGTAATGCCGCTGCCGGCATAAAGCTCGGTGAAATTGGCATTGCTCTTCTGGAATGCCGTGCGCAGCGGATCGCCCGTATGATCGTCGGCAGCCGCGCCCACATTGATTGTCTGCTGTGCCATGTCATCTCACATCATGCGCGCTTCAAGATTCGCAATGCGCGCCGTCAGCACCTCGACAGTTCGTTCAAGTGCGACAATGCGCTCGGCCTCGGCCGCGGCAGCTCGCTCCGCCACTTCGAGGTCGGCAAGGCTCCCGACTTGACCCATGACATTTTTTGCCGGGACACCGCCCTGCAGCAGCACCGGCAGAAAACTGCCCTTGTCCTTGGTTGCACCAAGGTAGACCTTGTTGTCGGGATTGACCTCCATCCCTGTCTGCTTGTCCTGCAGAACTATCTGGTGTTGCTTGTTCACATGCACGGTCATCGTGCCGTTCACCTCGGTGAACTGCTTCGAGTCCTGCTGGTACAGCGGCTGCTGTCCCATCTGCCCTGATTGGCCTGTCGAGCTGCTGCTCGATCCGCTCGACGAGCCGCCGGAGGAGCCGCCCTGTTGCTGCCCATCCCGCTGCCCCTGGATCAGCTGAAGTCGCAGCTTCTTGCTGTCGGGGCCCGTCCAATACCCGCCATCCTGCGCGAGGTGCAGCTGGAGCTGATCGGACGCGGTCCGATACATGGCGACGTCGCCCTCTTGCATGTTGTAAAGCCGATGCCGCCGATCATCGATCGCCGACGCAATTGGAAATCCGCGAGAACCGCCTATGAATGAACTGAAATGCTCAGCACCGCTTCCATCCGCATCTGGAGACATGTGGACGCTTGTGAACCCGTAATTTTGCGGGGCCTCAATCCGCGATCGCTGCTCGCCCTTCATGAAATTTGCAGTAACCTCCTGCATGTATTTGGAATCGTCCACCTTGCCAGCAACGCCGCGCGCCCCCCCGGCCGTATAAGAGCGGAACGCAACATTCTGCGGAGTAGCGCGATGCATGGTCTAGCCTTTAGGCTGCGGCGTGGTCTGCGGTGCAGTCTGCTGCGGCGTGGTCTGCGGCGTCGTAATGGCCGTTGGCGGCTGCGGCGCAAATGGATCAACGTAGGGGAGCTTCTTGTTAAGCAGCCACGGCACCACAAGTTCAAGCGTCGTCAGCGTGCCGGAATTGCGGTCCTGCGTGAACGTTACATTCTGAGCCGCCAGCGCCATATCGAGCACCGCCATCGGCGAATAGACCCGAACCGTGTTGCCGGCATGCCAAAGCTCAGTCGTTCCTGGCCTCATCCAACCCTGAAGGGTTATAGTCGCCTTGATGACCGTTCCCTGAGACCATTTGGCCTCGTTATTCACCATTTCCTTAAGCTCATCAGGATGCCGCGTCGGATGCTCTGCTGGAGTGAGAATGTTGCTCCCTGTTGGCCCAGTCCCGTTGGCCGTTGCCTCCTGCTCGCTGGCCGCCGACATGTGGATGTCGTTGCTGGCCTGCGTGGAGTTCCGCATGGTGTACACCCAGAATGTATTCTGAATTGAAAACACGCATTGACATTTGAGGATATTCACACCCTCGACGAGATCGGCAATCGGCGCATCTGGATGATCTCCTATCAGGAGAACATTTCCCTCATGATCGCTGCCAAGCACAATACCGCGCGGACGCGCAATGCTCTCAAGAAAATCCCAGTTTGATTCGCCAATCTGGGCCTGTAGATATTCAAACACCCGTGGATTGAGCTGACCTTTGACAACAGGGGCAACGCCATATCGCGCGAGAACCTTGCGGGCAACCTGCTCAAATGTCAGGCCATCAAAATTCATGTCAGGCGTGTCAACGCTTGACCGATACGGGTGCCACGAATAACTGCGGCCAGATAGCTCGACTGAGTGACTGTTCGCGTCATAGGCAACTTGACGATCGGTAATCAAACCATTGGTGACCTCTTTCTGGCCACCTAGAGTGATATCAACAAAATCGCCTGGCAGAAATTTTAGCGCTGTCCACGCTACCGGCATCGGCGAGAATTCCGAGCATGTGAACCGGAATAGCAGCGCGGAATCGCCCCACCGCTCCTGAATCCAGACAGTCTCCCAGTTGCTGAATTTTATGCCGCCGCTGGTGATCTCGGCAATTTCCAGCGGATTCGGATAAGGCATCGATCATGCCGACAATGCTCGGCCAACCGGCAGCATGAATGCCGGATGCACCACATGATTTTGATCGCGCAGCTCATCAGCGCGCGACGCATCGGCATACAGCTTGTATGCGGCAACAAGCGTCGACAGCGCCATAGCGAACTGAAAATTCAACATCTGCGGCAACGGCTGCGCACGCTGCGTGAGGTCGTAACCTATCGCTGCATGCCCCGCGACCAAGACGCCGTAGGTCACCTGATCCATCGCATCCGCAGCAGCTTCCTCAGCGGACGCATATGCCTCATTGATTGTCTGGCGAACCGCCTCGACGTCGTCGCGACTGACAAACGTCATCGCCGATGTAATAAATCCCTCGCTGAAGAGGCAATAATGAATCAGCGAATCCCGGACCAGGATCGCGCCCGGCAGCGTTGCGGCCTGAGCCGCGGCAACGCCGCGGACAACCTCCATCTGCGCCAGATTAATACCGTTATTCACCGCCGACTGAAAGATGCTCTGCAACGGCGGCCCGGCTGCATCAGTCTTGATGATGGTTTCAGCGTTGGCGCGGAACGAATTGATAGCAAACCGCAGATTGGCGCCCGCCACTCCACTCGCTGGCGTCTGCGCAACCAACGCGGCTAGCACTGCATCGGCGATCGGAACAGCTTGCTGAGCGTCCGCCTTGAACATCATTCACCTTCAAGCGGTACGCCATCATTGAGATTTGTAGTAGCCGAATTCATTCCGTTCGTCATCGCATTGGTGACTCGATTTTGGGTCGCGATCGTTGGCTGAGGCGCGGTGCCAAACTCAACGAACGTCATGTCGAAAGTAACGTAACCGCCGAACCGATCTTCTTCTGTCATCCGATAACGCGTGCAAACCACGTTCATCGTAAGCGGGCCGTAGATTCCCGCGCGCGCCATATTCGGCAGCTGAAGAATTCCCTCGCCCCCAGCATCGAGCCGCGTCTGAAGACGATCGCGCCCGATCCGATAATCGCGATATCTCAACCCAGTTTGCGGATTTGCAGTATCGTTCACGTAGGCGATAACATAGGCCCGCACCGTAAATTCGATCGCGCGTTGCCCCATGTCTTCGGCGTAGCAACGATCAGACTTCGGGTACTCGTGAACGACAGTCCGTCGACCAGATTCACGCGCCCCGGAGTCGGTATAGAACGGCACACCATCAAACATCGCCGGAAGCAATTCGTCGCGCCACGGATTGGAAATATCGCGGATCGTGGCCAACTGATTGGCTTTCTAGATTTTGCCATTCACATTCGACCGGATGAGTCCCGGTAGTCAGCTTTTCATCAAAGCCCGAAGACCGCGTTCAACAGATGCGGACCTACCACCGTCGGCGTCATTTGGGTTTGCCGATTCATTTCGACGTGCTTGAAAAGACCGCCGCCGCTCGCGCGAACACCCGTCCCCGCAGGCGCAGAAACATCGACAGAAAGCTTTCCTGTGCCCTCGATGAGATGGGTCATCGATCCGCCGAGAAGCGAGCGATCAAGCCCCCCGCGATCGAGCATTCCGCCGAGGCCACCACCGAGAACGCCACCGAGAACGCCGCCGAGCGGACCAAGTTTCCGTCCGATGAGACCGGCAATGTCAATCCCTGGAATTCCCGGAAGGCCAAGACCGCCAAGCCCAGGAAAGCCACCACGACCAACGGCCGGGAAACCGCCGCCTCCAAGCGCAGCGCCGATGCCACCAGGCATACCAAGACTGCCACCACCAGCAGGCGCACCACCTCCATCCGCGCCCGTCAGCGCCGAGGCGCCAGCCACGTCGATGCCTTCGCCGCCCTCGGGGCGCCGGAATGTGTAGCCAGCAGTCTTAAAATTGCTCTCGAAGCCCGCGCGCTGATTGCCGCCGAGGCCAACGAATGTACCCGTTTTGGGATCGACGCTTTCAACGACCGTGACGTGCGAGCCCGTCGAGCCCGTCCGCACGCCACGATCGGCGACAGCGATGTCGCCCGGATGCGGCGTCGGATCGGCAACACCGAAATTGCGCCAATTGCTGGCAATCGCAGCGCCAGGAGGCGGCCTGTAGCCCGAAGCCTTCACGACGCTCGCCGCGAACTCGCCGCACCAATTGCCGGCCTTGGGATAGCCTTGCGCCTTCATGAACTGCTCAACAGCCCCCGGCCCTCCCGTAAACGCGACGGCACGTGCTCGCGTCAGAATGCTGGTCGGCACCGTCGGATCGCCAGCTGCACCCGGAGCGCTCGTGCCCATCGGCGCGCCCGTAGTGCCAGCACCAGCGCGCGAGGCGATCCCGCCAGCCTCACCGAGGCGCGACGCCGTGCGTTCCGGATGGCTACCGATCGTCGAGAACCGTCGGCCAAGGATGCCGCCGCCGAGGCTACCGCTCTTCGCCGAACTCTCCGCATCCCGCACGAAAGCCTTGACCGACGCATCAACATCGTACGCGTTGCGACCTGGGACCTGGCTGTGCGCGTATTGGAAAATGCCGAAACTTCCGCCGGGATCGCTGAGATTTTTCTCATTCGGATTGAAGCCGGATTCCGCGCTCGCTACCGCCGTGCCGAAGCGCGCCCACTCCTCAGCCGAGCCCGTCCGAATTCCAAAACGCGCGCCATCGCGAGGAACAACGCCAATCAGATTGGAATTTCTAAACGCTGCCAACAACCGCTGATAGACGCCACTGCCGCCGCCCGCTGCCTTTGCACTGATCGCACTAGCGCTCGACGCCATGCTTGCGGGTTCGCTCGGCAGCTTGACAGCCGGCCCAATGACGTCGGTGTGGGCGGGCGACGAGCTTACAATACCGTTCCCGATGGGAACGCTCTCGGTCGCCGCAGCAGGGGCACGACTTACAGTCGCCGCGGCAGGCGCTTTCCCTTTTTCATCCGGCGCCGGCGGTTTGCTCCTAGGGTCCAGCAAATCGGCGATGCGTCTAAGCTGATCGGTATTTTCCGCGGTAGCCTTGGTCTGCTCTTCTGTCTTCTCCGTTTGCTCCTGCATTGCTGCACGTTGGCGGAAGAACGTTTCAGCCATCCCCGGCGCGCGATCTGTGGCGGCCTCGGGTATCTCGATCCCTTGCGGAATTCCAAGCGACGCAAGCTGCACCGGGCCCTCGATCTCGCTCCTACGACGCCCCTGCCACGGGCTGCCAAAGCCTTGGGCACCAGGAATGCGCAGCCCGGAGCCGCCGGGCTGAGCGGCCGCGGGCGGTGTAGCAGCGACAGGAGGTGCAGGCGCAATTACAGCGGCTGGCGGCGCGGCCGCCGGCTCAGTTTCTCCGGCAGCATTCGGCCACGGAAGTAAGCCAGGGCCCGTCGCGCCTTCCGGCGCGCCGCCGCCCATCTTCGATTTCCACCAATCAGCCCAGCTGAAGGTCGGCTTTTTCGATAATTCCTGTTGAGTTTGATAGGCTTCGTAAGCAAGAGAACCAATCGCCGCTATCGGCCCAAAAGCACGCAGACCAAGACCGGCGGCTCCACGCAAGCCCAAACCAGCCGCCGCACCGGCTGCCAGGCCGCCAGTAACCTCACCAGCTGCAGCGGCACCGCCTGCGCCAAGGACCTCGGCAGCCGGAGCAGCGCCACGCAATCCTGGGAACATCGACCGGCCGAGCGCACCAACCCCTTTGTAGCCGAGATAACCGGTCAAAGCTGTAAGGCCAACACCGGCAGCGGTGGACTCGGCCGGGTGCTCTTTTATTTGCTCGCTAATCCAATGTATAAGCTCAGTAACCTTTGGCGATAAACCGGTGATAATCTGTTCCTTTAAGTCTCGCAATGCCTTGGCAAGATCGCCTTCAGCCGTTCTCAAGTCTTCGCCGGCCTTAATCTGCTTCTCGGCCGCTTCCAGCTCCTCCTTCGTCGCATCCTCGATCTTCTTATTGTACAGCAGCCGCGTTTCCTGCCCTAATCCCAGCTGCGCCATCACCTCGTTTATCTTGCCCTCTATGAAAGGGGCCATTCTCGGATCACGCTTCCCCGCTTCTTCGATCTTCCTCAAATAATCGATGGTCTGAGTCATGGCCTCGCCGGCCTTGCCATGCAATCTCAATTGCTCCATTTGCTCAAAAAATGCTCTCGCCTCGCCTGGATTTGGAAAAAGATTTTGGAACGCCTGCATTTTGGGGCCTTCCGAAGTCACCTCTTGCAAATGTTTGAGGAACGACGTTACCTTTGTCTCCGCAGACTCGAAACTTCCCCCAATTCTTTCCTGCACTTGCTCGCCAAGCTTCTTCAACTCACCGGCAGCGATGCCAACCGACCTCGCCTTTACATCAAGCGATCCCATTTGATCGGCGAATTGCTTGAACGTTTCATTAGTTTCCAGGAACAAAGCCGGCAACGCCGCGATCGCAAGAGAAAGACCGCCGACGCTTCGCGTTGCGTCGCCTGCGAGCTTGCCGAACTCAGCAAGCGGAAGTCCGCTGATCTGCGACGCAAACTTGGCCAGCTCCTTCGTCGACTCGGTGATGCCCTCGTGCACCTTTTTGCCGGAAACTTGCACCTTGGCAGCATGCTGTTCCAGCTGCTGCACATCGCGCGCAATCTTGCCGAATACGTCGCCGCCGCCGATCTCCTGTAATGTCTGCTTTAGCTTCAGCAGACCAGGAGTCGCGTTGTCGACAAAACTTACTGAGAGCTTAAGTTCTTGTTCGTCAGCCATTTCTTCGCGACGCTTCGTCGTCCATTCGCTGTTTCAGCTTGATGGTCCAATGAAGATAGAGCCACACCTCGGAAAGCGGCATGGCCAAAAATATTTCTGGGCTGATATGAAAGAAATTCGCGAGCCGAAAACAGTCGAGGATCAAATCCTCGTCTTCGCCTGCTACCACGCTTCCCAGTCGGGGACAAAGAAAGGGCGCAGTCGGTACGCGCAGCTGTTGTAATCCTTCGAATGCATTGCTTCGAGCAACGGCGAAAGCACGCCGCTGAGCTGCCCCATCATCCGAAGCATCTTGTTATCGTCGATCATCAATTCGCCATCCGACCGTATCCAGCACGGATTCCCCATCCGCATGATATCTCCGCCCGTCGGCTCGCGAAACGTAAGCTCGTGAATCGCCTCGCCTCTTCCCCCCATGATCGATTTGTTGCGCAGCTTGACGGTGATCGGCCATACCGGCCGCGGTATCTCGACAACTTGCGCGCTCTGCTGCTGCGGTGCCGGTTGAGTCGGCTGAGGCGCTGGCTGATCCTCAGGCGTTATAAAACCCTCACGCATTACGCACGTCCATCCAGCTGCATTGCGCGATTAGTCGAGCCGCCGTCATTTGTTGCATTCATTTGTACGCCCTCCCATCGCACACGCATTTGACCATCGCGTGTGTTCTGCTCTAAGCCAGCCTTGCAGATCGCGCCCGACAGCGTGAAATTCCAGCCGTTGGCCAATGCAGCCGTGACCGTCACGTCCACCATTCCATCAAGCGTTCGAACATCGAAGGTCGGCATTGTCGAGATATCGCCCTCGATCCAGGGCACTCGGGGCAGTTCTTGAAATCCATGGATTCCATCCTGCCCAGCGAGCATCGTCCGCTCAACCATCGAATGCGAGACTGTGAAATTACCGCGCAGCGCTATCTCGCCAGGCCCTGGGGTGACGTTCAGAGTCGCGATTCCCGCGATCATCTGCGTTGCCATGATCGTGCTCCATATGCTGATTTAGATGGGTTTATGCAGGTATGCCGCCAGCAGGAATGATCCCGGTGACGCCGATATTAGCGCCAGTAATCGGATCGATATTGGCGTTGTACTGGAGTCTGAATTGTGCCAGCACCGCAAACACCCGAAGCTGGTTTATCAGATCGGGTGGGTAAAGCACATTTAGACGGTTGGGGTCGGAGTCTCTTTCGACTAAAAGATTTTGCTCAAAGCTAGTGATATTCTCCACTAAACCATTATACATATCAGCGGCATACTCAGCAATCAGCTCGGCCTTTACTATGCTAGGCGTAACAACAACCTGCCCAGGACCGAACCGCGTGCCATCATTAGCGAGTTTTGCCCGCGGGAATTTCGACGTGATGGCCTGCTTTTGATTACGTATCAGCTTCGCCAACGTCGCCAGCGTCGTAACTAACTCATAGGCCGTATCAGGGTTTCCATATAGGTTCAGTTGATACGTTGTAGTTTCTCGCGAGATCATCGGCTGGTTATCTGAGCCGGCCTTTTGCGTCGCCAACCCGCTCTGCGCCAGCGTGTTAATCTCAGGCGTGTTGAACCGCTGCTGCAGCGGCGCAAGCTTAATCCCATTCAGTGACAACGTCTGAAGCGGCCGCGCCGGATCATTTATCAAACTCCGTTGCGCCTTCGCCGCATAAGCGGCCGACCACTCAAACGTCGGTGACGGACTCCCAGTTTCAACCGCCATGATCGATGTAACGCCCGAATTCCGAGACATCCCGAACGTAACGAGATTCGAATATGTATCCCGATGCGCCGCAAATAAATGGCCGTAGAGCTGCCTCTGCCAACCCCACCTCCCAGTATCTGCGAAACCATACTCGGTTTCCCAGGCATTCAGCGTCACAGCATCAGTCAGCGGCAAAGCCACATATTCGAAGTTCTGCTCGCCGAGGTTCGAGATCGCATTCGTAAAGAGCGGCGAGCCCGAGCCGCCCGTCAGCGTCGCCGGCACCGTCATCACAAGCCCGGGAGGCGTGATCTCGCCGCCGACCGTTCCGTAATAATTCATCACCAGCGTGATATCGTTCCCGCTGAGGCCAGCCCAGTTGCAAGTTATCTTGACCGAGCTTGGCGTCGTCGTGCCGTCGGCAATAACCGCTATGTCGATGACGTCGTTGATCTCCTCAGCCAGGTTTTGAGCGATGATGATCGTAGTATCGGTCGGCGCCACATTGCACTGAACATGCTCGCCGCCGATATACAGATCAATGGTCCCCGGCGCAGTCGGCGGCGTGGTTATCACAATGCTCGCCGAGGCTGCAACTGCCCCAATTCCAGGCGCAACCGGTAAGCCATATACCTGGTTAGCGAAATTGTTACTAAAAAACGATTTAAACATTCGCGACAACTGCGAGCCCATGCCAAAGCTCGCATCAGCCTGCGCCTGGCTGCCGACAATAATCGGCACATCCATAGCCGCGCCGCCGGTCCCCATCGTCGAAATGCCGACAAGAAGCGCCGGCAATCCGAGCGTGGGCAAACCTGCCATCGAGGGGTCAACTTCGCCAAATCTTCGCGACGAGGCGCTAACTCGTCACCGCCTTTTCAGGCTGCTACATATTCCTATGTAGAGGAGGCTAAATCATCGCCTCTTTAGGAGGCGCTGTGCGCTTCGGATCGCTTGATCCTACGAGCTTCCGCTCTAGCCGTCGAACCTTCTTGATGCGGGCGCAGCGTTTCGAGAGTTGCATCAAGCTTGGCTGCTGATTACCCAATCCCTGAACTTTTCTAGCCGTCACGTTTGTCGTTACCAACTGCGTTGTGGCATCAGGGCTCTAAGGGCGTCCCAGCAATTCACACAGTTTATTCTGGGCCAGAAGTTTGTTCAAACCCAGTACAAAGGCACGCGCCAATTTTGGGGAATATCTGCAAACGAGATAGGCAATTTTGCCTCCTATTGCTCTTGAAGCCACGCGAGACGTCGCGCAGCAGACCATGGTTTGCCTTTGGTTAGGGAGTTACCCTTCCAACGATCTGATCGTTTCTTTTTTTCTTCATCCGAGTGAATAGGAACGCCAGTTTTCTTAAGTCGAATGCGCTCCTTCGCTTCATCGCTGTGTGTATGACCAAGATGATATTGATTTCCTAATTTTGTTAGCGCTATCTTGCGAATATGTTCATCGCTTAACTTCTTACCTTTATGCTTCGCTGAAATCCTTGCCCTCTCTTCATCGGATTTCTTCTGTCCGATGCGCCCCCTATTTGTGCGACCTGTACTCGCAATGCGAAGCTTCTCTTTCGTCGCCTCTGACATCGGAGGCTTGTTCTGCAAGCTGTCTCGAATTCGCTGCCTCGCCGCTTCGCCACGCTTGACACCGATCGCGCCGCCCATGCCACCGGGATTTACATTCCATCCGATGAAACGGCGCGGCCTGAGCTGCCATTCCAATTTTCGGCACTCAGCTTTGGTGCCGCGGAAAAGCACTGCAATGCGAATGTGAGCACCGAAACGCCTTCGATGCCGCTCCATCCGCTTTCGCCATTCGTGTGTAATGCCGACATAGCCATGTCGCTGAAGGCAAACGCACTGATCATCGAAGAGCCAATAGAGAATGCATTCTTGCATTCACGCCACCGGCTGATCCTGCCCGACGATCCTGATATCGCCGTCGCGGATTCTCCGGTGCGTGAAGCTGTCGAGCGGCCATTCGGACGAGCCGGTCGCGTAGAACCGGGCGCCGGACGGATGCTTAAGGATGCGCAGTCTTTCGCTGGTCGGCTCGACGCGGGCGCGCGGAATTGCCATCGTCTTGGCGATCGCGCGGTGGCGGGCCTGGTCGCGCTCATTGCGCGTAAAGCTCCGCGGGACGGGCGCCGGTGAGGCGCGCTGGAATGTTTCTGCCATTTGCTCTCTCCTTCAGCCTGATGCTGTGAAGTCGTATTCGACGGTGATTGTTTGCGTCTGGGTTGGATCGAAGCCGCTGGGAATGACGGTCGAGACCATCCGGAGAAGATCGTCTTGAGGTACGGGAGCCCACAGCGAGCCGAATTTGCAGGTCGCTTCGTATTGCAATTCGGCGACCGGCGTTTCGTTGTTCTTCCCGACCGTGCCGAAGACAAAACGCCTGTTGGCCAGCGTAACGCCTTCGATCCTGGTATTATCCGCCGTTTGCACGCCGATCAGATTTGTCAGGTCGTCATTCGCCCATAACCCGGTCATCAGCAGCCACCAGCAGGCGTCCAATGTCCGCTGCGCGGCATCGCTATCATTGTTCGCAACGATGACCTGAAACCCAAATTGGGCCTCATGGTAGAAACGGATCGAACCGGCGTTCCAATCTCCGAGCGGCGTCATTCGCTCGGAGAGCAAATAAACGCCGAGAACAGGCAACTGCCACGCAGCCTCGATCGGCATGGCATTATTGCGACGGACCGTATAACCAGGAAACAACGGCCGCAGCTGTGCAATCATTGCCTCGCGCAATACCCAACTGAATGATTGAGTCTGCGTGATGCCGGGCGGCAGCACGCCGAGCACGCCGATGACATCTCTTGCCCTAGCGGCTTCACTGACCGATGCGATGCTCGCAAGCGTCGCACTGATCTGGTCCGCGGCAGAAACCGGCTCGACGAGCGCAGCGGGAGATATTCCTCCGATTGCGCCTGATACATCTATCGCCGAAGCCGTCTCGGCAATGAAAAGCTGAGTTGTCCCTCCGATTGCGCTGAGAGCATCCGCGGCCGAGGCGCCCTCAAAGAGCGAGATCAGAGACCTTCCGCCAACCGCGCTCCAAATATCCGCGGCCGAAGCACTCTCTGCGAGGGCGCCCGCGGTTATTCTTGCGGCCGCGCCCGGCGCATCCAGCGCCACCGCCGCTTCGGCGACGCCATCAGCGAATATGCCCATTTACATCTCAATGAAGATTCTGCCGTGGATGACCCGGTGTTTGGCATGTGCGGTCTCGTCCATTGGATCATTCTTTCCAAGTGATCGTTTCGTTCAGCGCCGCCTCCATCCGCGGCGGCAGCAGGTCATAGATGCTCTGCCGCAGGATCGGCCGCGTCGAGGTGCGCAGGCGGATGAACTCATTCAGAGGTTTCTTGCGGCGCCGCAGCCTGCGCTTGAGCTTCGACTGGTAGGCTTGCGAACGAGTCGTTTCGTAGAAAGAGTGCGGCCTGATGATCGTTGTCACGCTCTTTTGGTGTCGGCGCCATTTCGAGCCTTTCGTCGAAGCCTTCTTGCGATGCATATCCTGCGTCTGCCACGCGTTGAATTCCTGCCGCATCTCGACATTGGCAAAATAGCTGATGTGGCCCATCATTTTCCCAATGCGGGCAACCGTTTCATCGACGTTGGGAATTTCCATCGTAAATCCCATCACGGCACCGTCATGATCTTGCGCAGCTGAAGCGACGTCTCGCCGGCGCCGTCGTGCCACACGTTGATGATCTCGAAATTGCCTAGCGCTGGATCGTTGGCGCTCGGGTCATAACCGATGCTCACAATGTCGCCCTGCACCGGCAGCACGCCGAACTCGGATTCAAGAATATCGACTATCGTGCGGTGATCAGTGATGACCGAGCCGTCCTCGGCCTGGACGTCGATTTCCGCGGTGTCGTAAATGCCGCGTGCCATGTAGCCGACGACGCCAGGCTGCGAGACGACCGGCGTGACCACGATCGGCCGCGACCACAAATTGAAGTTCGGCCAATAATCAATTGTCGCAAAATCAACGCCCATTTTCAGACTTCCAAGCGGATATAATAATCCAATAATCCCATGACTACGTTTGGCTTGCCCGCGCTGCCCATGGCGGCTTCGAGTATCTTGAGAGGATCGTGGAAGGCCGCTCTTTTCTCTTTATGGCTCAATAACCGCAGACCGCCCATCATACCCAGCGACGCCAGTAATTTGCTTTGGATGTTGAGGACGGTGCAGGCCTGCTTGAGCGGCATCGGAGTTTCTTCGGGCAGCACGTAGCCGCCCCAATATGTCACCGCGACAGGTTCGGCCCACGCAGAAATAAATCCTCCGCTCGTGTCGATGATCTCGATCTTGCCGGACTCTTCTTCCAATTCGTAGCCGGACGGATCGAGCACAGTGCCGATCGGAGATTCAACGGTCTCGATATCTCCTGAGTGGATCGGCCAGTGCGATGGGAATATCCGCGCGCCGCCATTGAGTTCGCGCCACTCCTCACGCACTTCCTCACGTGCAAAGGTCCGATTACACAGCCGCGCGATGACCTGCGAATTGATGTCGATGAAAAACTGGAGGGCCGCGTCCTGACTCGTATCGAGCGGGGAAATGCCCATGAGCATTTTCGCTTCGGACAGCGTCATTA